TTTATTTTGGTGGAACATTGACAGAAGGAAATGTAAAAGTATTATCAGACGCAGCAGTCGAAAGTTATATAACAAGTACAATAGCTGTGGATACTGGAAAATGGTATTGGGAAATAAAAATTACTGCCTCTGGTTCTGGTAGAGATTTTGTAGGTATTGGAGATAGAGTTTCTACAGCTACAGATTTTTCACCTTATTCTGGAAATTCAAATATGGTTTCCTATTATGGTTATAACGGAGATTCTAAAGCTGGTAGCACTAGTACAAATTCTCCTTATGGTGCTACTTTTACAACAGGAGATATTATTGGTGTAGCTATGGATTTAGATAATAATAAATTATATTTTTCTAAAAATGGTACGTTTCAAAATAGTGGTGACCCAACTTCTGGTGCAACAGGAACAGGTGCTTTAGCTATACCTACTACACCTAGAGATGGTGTTTGGTATGCTCAATTTGCCAATATTCATAACACTGCATCTACATTTGAAGCAAACTTTGGCAATCCATCTTTCTCAATCTCATCAGGCAACGCAGATGGTAATTCTAGAGGGAATTTTGAATATTTGCCACCGTCAGGATATTTAAGTTTGTGTACAAAAAATTTATCAGAGGTACTTTCATAATGTCAATAATTGATAAACCATCAGATTATTTTAACACCGTTTTGTACACAGGTACTGGTGCTACACAATCTATTAGCGGTCTCAACTTTCAACCAGATTTTACATGGATTAAAGGTAGAAGTGGTGCAACAGATCATGCTTTATATGATGCTGTTAGAGGTACTACTAAAGATATGGCTTCAAATACACTAGATGCTGAAACAACTCAAGCAACAGGATTAACAGCTTTTAGTACAGATGGTTTTACTGTTGGTGCTTTAGCTAAATTAAATACGTCATCAGCAACATATTCGTCTTGGAATTGGCTGGGTGCAAATGGCACAGCTTCAAATGGGAATGGTTCTATTGATTCTACAGTTTCAGCTAATACTACAAGTGGATTTTCTATAGTTAGTTACTCTGGAAATTCTACAAGTGGTGCTACAGTTGGTCATGGTTTAGGTGTAACACCATCTATGATTATTGTTAAAAGAAGAACTGCAGGAGAACAATGGGAAGTTTATCACAAAACTTTAGGTGCAACAAAAAGAATGGCTTTAGATACTACTGAAGCTTCTTCAGCTTCATCTAGTAGATGGAATAATACAGAGCCTACAACATCTGTATTTAGTTTAGGAAATTCAGGTGCAACAAATACCAGTGGTAGTACTTACATAGCTTACTGCTTCGCAGATGTTCAAGGCTATTCAAAATTTGGTTCATACACAGGTAACGGAAATGCTGATGGTACATTTGTGTACACAGGCTTTTCTCCAGCTTTTGTTATTTTTAAAAGAAGTAGTGGCACAGGAAATTGGCAATTATTAGATAATAAAAGATTAGGTTACAATGTGGAAAATAGAACAATATATCCAAACTCAACTCTTGCAGAACAAGATGAAAATGACGCAGATTTATTATCAAATGGTTTTAAATTAAGAGGTAGTGGTACAGATGGTAATGGTTCTGGCTCAACTTACATCTACATGGCATTTGCAAGTGAGCCTTTCACTACATCAACAACTAATGGTTCTATACCAGTTACAGCAAGATAATTTGAATTTTTAATAAATAAATAGTATAATAAGTTGTGCAAAAAAAACCTAAAAAATTGATATTAATTTGTATTTAAGTTTTAAAAAAAAATTTTATATGATATATAGAAGTTTGGCAGGTGGGTTTTACCACCAAACCACCAAACTCACCTGTCTTTTTTTTATATTAATTATTTTGACATCCTGTACATCAAAAAATAAAATACCCAAACCTTATGGTACAATTTTTAAAATTATAAAAGGAAATTTTAAATGAATAAAAATGTTTTAATTTGCATTCCTAGTTTTGATCAAAAAATACATTTAAAAACCATATCATCAATAATTTGTGTAAGAGATACACTTAATCAAGCTAAAATTGGTTGTGGAATGATGTGGGTAAGAGATAGTCTAGTTACTAGAGCAAGAAATAAATTAGTATCATCATTTTTACAACAAAAAGAATATACACATTTATTTTTTATAGATGCTGATATTGTTTTTGAACCACAAGATTTAATCAGAGTTTTGTTGTTTGATAAACCATTAACATCAGCTCCATATCCAATAAAACATGAAGAAAAAATAGAAGAGGGTGATGCTAGTAAAGGTTGGTGTTTAAACTTTCCATTAGGTAAGTGTGATTTAACAGATAATGATAAAGGTTTTAAAAAAGTAAATTATGCAGGAACAGGTTTTATGTGTATTGAAAGAATTGTATTTGAAACGATAATAAAAAAATACCCAAGTATAGAATATTTTTCAGATATAAAAGCAAACATTGATAATATAAGACAAGTAACTGGTAAAAAAGAATATGCTTTTTTTGATTGTGGAATACAAGGACAGGGTATTCTTAAAGATGAGGAAAAAACACAAAGATATTTAAGTGAAGACTATTATTTTTGTGCTTTATGGAAACAATGCAAAGGAGAAATATGGGCAGACTTAACAAGCACATTAAAACATATAGGAATAAAAGAATATACAAGACCACCGATAGCAAAAATAAAGGAAGAAAAATGACAGATGAAAGTTTATGGGAAAATATATTGCCACAATTAAAACAAATTGGAGGTGCACATTATAAAAACTTTTGCATTCAACCTTATGAGTTTATATCTAAAAATAATCTTTCGTTCTATCAGGGGAATGTTATAAAGTATGTTGTCAGATATTTAGAAAAGGGAGGAACTGAAGATTTGGATAAAATCATACATTATACCCAATTAGAAATAAAAAGACTGGAAGATAATGAAGTCAAGGCTAAATATAAGAAAAAATAGTGTTTAAAGCGTCATAGAGGGGTCTATTTTAAGCATTATGTACAGAATAGGTAAAAGATACTATGGCAAGTAAAAAAGGTAATGTTTATGGTTCAGTTACATTATATGAAAAAAGTACAAAAGGTACAAGTATAGGTAAAAATCCTAAAAAAGTTAGCTCTATGAATAAAAACAAGCGAAAAGGTAGAAGTAAAAAACAAATGAGATATAGAGGACAAGGAAAATGAAAAGAATTATTAGAAAAAAAGCTAAAGGTACAGTTAATACTGCACATCAAAGGATTGATGATCATGAAAAATTGTGCAGAATAATGCAAGAAATGACAAATAAAAAAATAGATAGGCTTGAAAAGATAGTTATGTCTTCAACAGGAATGCTTATATTAGGCATGTCCACAATCATATATAAAATATTGCTAACATAGGAGGTTTCCGATGCAATTATCAAAACATTTTACATTAGAAGAATTTACAAAGTCAATGACTGCAACTCGTAAGGGAATTAAAAATGATCCAGGAAGTGGAGATATAAAAAATTTAGAAAATGTCGCTTATGAGATATTAGAACCAGTAAGAGCAAAGTTTGAAAAACCTGTAACTATTACATCAGGTTATCGTTCAGAAGAATTGTGTGAAGCAATAGGTTCAAAAAAGACGAGTCAGCATGCCAAAGGTCAAGCAGTTGATTTTGAAATATTAGGAGTGCCTAACATTAAAGTAGCATATTGGATTCAAAATAATTGTGACTTTGATCAACTCATACTAGAATTTTATTCTCCAGATGATGGTGCAAAAGGTTGGGTCCATGTTTCTTTTAATGAAGCAGGAGCAAATAGAAAACAAGTTTTGACATATGATGGAAAGCAATATTCTAACAATCTTCCAGATATGAAATGGGAAAAAGGCGAAGTCAAAGAGTAAAAGTTGCAAATTCTATTATAGATTGATAGAGTATCTTCAACTAGGAGGATATATCTATGTGGTTGAATTTATTGACAGCAGGTTTCAAAACAGCAAGTCATATCTATACAAAGAAACAAGAAACAAAAAAATTAATGGCTGATGCTCAAATGAATCATGCCAGAAAAATGAGTCAGGGTGAAATAGAATACTCTGGTAAACTTTTAGAAGCTAGACAATCAGACTGGAAAGACGAGTTCGTTTTGGTCGTATTAACTCTGCCAATTTTAGTGATTGCCTATGGAGTCTTTAGTGACGATCCTGGTGCATCTGCAAAAATAAAAGAGTTCTTTGAACAGTTCCAACAGCTTCCAAGTTGGTTTACAAATTTATGGATTCTTGTTGTAGCAAGTATCTATGGAATTAAAGGAACACAAATATTTAAAAATCATACAAAAAAATAAATGAAGTTTATGCTTGTCATTAGTTTATGCTCTTTCATACATCAAAGTTGCCAACCAATTGATAAAGGAAATATGCTTTATGATGATTGGAACACCTGTATGGGAGTTGGTTATATTTCTTCAATTAAAATTTTAGATGAAATTGGAAAAGAAGAAGTAAACAAACATCAAATTGGCACACAAATAATGTGCTATCAAACAAAAGGAATAATATGAAAGTAATAGCAATTGGAGATCTCCATGACTCCCCTCATATAAAAGATAAAAGTAGATTTAGATGGATAGGAAAACATATTGCAAAAACAAAACCAGCTTATGTTGTACAGATAGGAGATTTTTTAACTTTAGATAGTTGCACTTATTTTATTCCTGATGATACATTTACTGCAAGAATAGAAAAGCCAACATTTATTAAAGACATGCAATCATTTGACGAAGCTATGGAAGAATTTAATTATGGTCTAGGTAAATGCAAAATAAAAAAATATTATACTTTAGGAAACCATGAAAAAAGAATGTGGAGATATGAAGATAAAAATCCAACTTTTTATGGAATGTGTCAAAAAGAATTTTATGGAATATGCAAAAAGTATAAATGGGATGTTATTCCTTGGGGCGAGTATTTAATGTTAGGTGGTGTTGGTTTTATACATGCACCAATAAATCCAATGGGTAAAGAGTATGGTGGTGAAGCAAGTGAAAGACAAGTGGCAAACAAATCAAAAATAGATATTGTCTTTGGTCATAGTCATAGGGCGCAAGATAATAGAGTACCAAAAATAAGTCCTATTCCAAATGATTTTACAAGAGTTTTAAATTTAGGTTGTGCCTTACCTGAAAATCATATTGAAAGTTATGCAAAGCACAGTCTTACAGGGTGGACTTATCAAATATGTGAATTAGAAATTTGGGATAATCATATAATGGAAGTAAACAATATTTCCATGAAGCAACTTAAAAAATTGTATGGATAATTATGAAATTACCAGGAACAATATATTTAGGACATAGAAAAATTAAGGTCCAACAAATAGGTGCAAGAACAGCAAACAAAGATCAGATTTATGGAGATTTTGATGTTAATAAAGATTTAATAAGAATAGATAGAACATTAGAACCCACAAGAAAACTAAACACTCTAATACATGAGATTGTTCATGTTTTATTAGACCATTTCAATGCAGAGTTGAAATTGAAAGATGAAGAAAAGGTATGTGAGATATTGGGTACAGGTTTATCTGATCTATTTATTGCTAATCCCAAACTTATTGACATCATTAACTCGGTTTACAATACATCTAAAAAATAGTAATATTAATTTTAGCTCCCTTAAAAGAACCCCCTATATTCATTAACGAGTATAAGGGGTTTTTATTTTAAGAACCTCTATACAAACAAGATTTATGTTGAGGTATTCCTCTTTTAAAATCCTGTTCTACATTTTCATATTTTTTTCTGAATTGTTTTGCATGAAATTCTGACCAGTATGCTTCTCCAGTTACTTCATCAGTATCCCATTCAGTATCTGTGTATTCTACAAAAACAACTTTATCTAAAACTTCTGAACAATTTTCTAAAAAATCCCAAAAGCAAAAATCAACTGATTCATTAGTATAAGTCCATTTTCTGTGATCACTTAATGTAAAGTTACATGTTATCATTATGATGCCTCCTTTTCTTTTTTGTATTTTTCTAATGCTTTTTTAAAGTCATTCCAAATTGGACTTTGATCATTAAAAAGACCTTTCAACAATTTTTCTGCAGACATTCTTTTTATGATAGCTTCTTTAGACCATTTGTGTTTTTCAATTTGATTGAATTGATTCCAAACAAATTCACCTGTTTCCAAATCATATCTCCACTTGCTTCTTCTACATCCATATGGTCCAGCATATGTTGTAGTTTTTACTAATGCACCAAAATGATTTTTGTTTTGCCACATCCAAAGTTCAAGAGGATTAAACTTTTCCCAGTAGTGTTTTTTTTCTTTAGTCATATTGTTATCTCCCTTTTTAGTTATTGGCATTTGCCATCAATATATTCTAACAAAGATAATGTAGTAAATTTTTTATCAATATTAGGATATTTAGTATCAACTATTCTTGAAGCTTCAGTCATATTTGTTGCTCCATGAATAATTCTACCTTTTGACTTTAGATTTTTCCCTGAAAAAAAATCTTGATCAATGTAAGTCTGTATAAAGACTTGTTTTGGTGTGTTCATTTTGTACTCCTTTTCATAACTTTGGGCATTTTTAGTGTCCTTGTTTTGAACTTCATTTAAGAAGTTATCTACATGAGAACCCATTATGGATTCTTCCTGTAAATTTTGTATTTCCTCAAAAGTTGTTTGAGGATTAAAGATTCTTTTAAACTTTTTAGAGATTTCTTTAGTGAATGTAGAGTTGATTGGTATTCTCATTATTTCTCTCCCCATATTAAAGTTATTACTATTGATAATACTAAAGCTAAATATAAATGTTCCATTATACTACCTTATTTCTGGGTCATCAGAAATTCTATTTTCTTGAACCCAATAATCTTGATTAGCTTGTTTATTAGCATAATAAAAACCCTCTTG